ATGGGGGCGCAGCGGTATGGGAAGCAGGCGCTCGCAGAGGGGGTCGAGCACCTGCTCAAGGGTAAGACCTGGCGGTCGCGCAAGATCCCCGGCCGATCGCGTGCATGGCATAGCGTCATGGACGGGGTGACGGTCCCGGTCCGGGAATCGTGGACGGTGCCGGCCCTTGGCGTCAAGGGGCAGCCGAAGGACTACCCGAAGCAGTGCTACGTTGTCGGCGAGGACCAACCGTTCAACTGCATGTGTGACCAGCGCCTCGCACTCGCCGACAACCTCCCAGACACGGTGCAGGAACTCCGGTCCGTCAAGGGAGTGAACATCGAACCGCTAACCAAACAGGCCGCCGTCCTCCTCGAGCACGGGCGGCCACACGAGACGCTGCAGTCGTTACTGCAGCGGTTGGAGAAAGACATGTCTAAAAACCAGATGGCAGAACGCCTTGGAATCAGCAAGGCCACCCTCTACGAGTGGCTCAGGCAGGAGTGAATAAAATGGCGATAACAGCAGCAGGAGTCATCATCGATGAGCAGACGTTCGGCGGGACTGTCGCCGCCGGCCAGATTGTGTATCTGAAATCAGATGGGAAATGGTATCTCGCGCGGGCGAACAGTACTGCGACGAGTGCCGGGGATCTGGCGATTGCGCTGGATTCGGGCGTGGCCGGGGGGAAAGGGCGGCTCGTAAAGCTCGGGTATGTTAACAACCCAACGTGGGCCTGGACACCCGGAGCAGCGCTCTATCTCTCCACCACAACTGCCGGCGGGCTGACCCAGACCCAGCCATCTGGGGCAGGGAACGTGGTCCGGGAGGTGGCCACGGCGTCGAATGACCCGGGTACGATCTACTTCGACCCATCACCCTCATCCGGCCCTCTCGCGACCGTAGAGGGGCTGACCGCGGAGAAAGGCGATCTGATTGTCGGGCAGGCGGGAGCATGGGCGAAGTTGCCTGCGGGGGATCCGTGGGCGCAGATCCACCCAAACCCAGCCGTTGCCTCCGGCTTAACTTGGCGACCGGCAGTCCCGGATCTGTTCAACCGCGTCGTCTACGAGACCGACGCGGCCGGGAAAACTCTGGAGATCCACCAGGTCTACATCCCGATGTTCGTTACTCAGGGGCTCCCTGACGCGAACCTGAACGACATCGTATGCGGAGATATCTGGTTCGACAAGTATCTCGCCTGCCAACACGATGCCTCGAACGTCTCTCGCGGGACGGTGAGTGCAAACGACCCCCAGTCGAACGGCGCTGCCAGTAAACCACACGTGGTGCCGTGGACAGATATCAACTGGTCGAACGCGCGGACGGCTATCGAGAACCGGGGCGGCGAGAACAACCACAAGAGTGGCACCTGTACCGCGTTGGCCGAGGCAAGCGCATCAGCGTTCTACGTCTCGGACGTCACGCACTTGATTGGGAAACGAATCTACGTCACACAGGCAGGGGTCAAGTACGTCCGACGTGTCGTCCGGACAGGCGGGGATACAACCGCAGACCCGAACGCGGCAAAACGGGTTGAACTCTACCCGGCGCTGCCGGCGCCGATCACGGCCGCCGACACCTACGAGATCCTGCATTACTATCTCCCGGGAGGAAAAGAGTGGTTCGATCTCTGGGCCTGGGCGCACATGAATCGCTACCAGCACGGTCTGGGATGGCCAAAGGGGAACACCAACTGGGGCAAATTTCACGGAGATCCCCGCGCGAGAGCTTATGAGGGGCTCCCCGACCCGGTGCGACCAGGATACGACGGCAACGCGATCGCCAGGACGCTTACTGGGTCAGGCCCACTCTCATGGAGCCTGAACGGCAAGGAGTCTGGCATCTGGGACCTCGTCGGGAACTGTTGGGAATGGGGAGATCTCCGGGTCGGAACCACCGCGAACAACACGATCGACGCAGAATATCCCGGGGCTGGGCAGGTCCTCCCGTCATCGAATGGATACGTTGCATCTCTGTATGCCCCTGCGCCGGATGGCGAGTATTCGATCGGTGCCGAGGTCTTTGCCCCCGCAACGCTCGGATCGTCGAAATCGGACTATGACGGGGCGTACTACTGGCAGGCCACGGGCCTACGTGCCGCGATCCGGGGTGGGGATTGGAGCTCTGGCGCTAGATGTTCGTTGGCGGCTCTGTTCCTGGGCAACACCCCTTCGACCGCGCACGCGAACCTCGGCTTCCGCGGAGTCTGTTGATCTGATGATCTGGGGATCACAATGGTAGGACAGCACGAGCGTCTAAAAATCTGGCAGAAATCGTACGACCTAGCGCGGGATCTGATAGTTATCACCGAGCGGTTCCCGCGCCCGCAACAAATGAATGGTCTGGGGAGCGAGATCCGGCAAGCGGCGCTCAACTTAATCCAGACCGTCATGATTGCGAACAGCGGTCCGGGAACTGCAGCAAACCACGACCTTGATCTCGGGATCGACTATCTGCAGGTTATCATGCGCCTGGCCCGGGATCTCCGGTACGTCAGCATTGGACAGTATGAGCTGCTAGCAGAGAAGATCGTTGAGTTGGGCAAGATGAACAACGGGTGGATGAAGGCGAAGCGTGCATAACATGTTTCGCCCGACACTACGGGTCGGATGATGGAAGCCGCGAGAAAAAAAACGTGCCGCGATCCGGGGTGGGAATTGGAACAATGGCGCTAACTGTTCGTTGGCGTATCTGAACCTGAACAACACCCCTTCGAACACGAACACGAACATCGGCTTCCGCGGAATACCGTTTGCGGATGGTATGCGTGACCATGGTTGCGCCAGAAACATCAGATCAACAGTACATCATCCGGAATACCCGTCGCTCGACGCAGCGGAATACAAAACAGGCTCCGGGGAGGTAGTAGGCCTTAACCCGACCCCTCTCCGCCCATAAACCATCATAAAAACTCCATGAAGACCCACACCGACCTCTACCCGAAGATCTGCACGTTCCAGGCTCTCTATAGGGCATACCAACGCTGTCGGGCGGGAAAGCGCGAGAAGGAGTACGCGATCGAGTTCGAGCATGATCTCGAATCGAACCTGTTCTCAATTCGCGATGACCTGGTGGCCGAGCGGTGGCACCCCGGACAGTATTCGCGGTTTTTCGTTGCCGATCCGAAACGGAGGCTCATTAATGCGCCACCGTTTCGCGACAGAATCGTGCACCGGGTTGTCTCTGATGTGTTACTCCCTCTCTGGGAACCGATGTTCATCTATGATACGTACGCCTGCCTAGCCACCCGGGGCACCCACATCGCCGTGGACCGACTACAACAGTTCATGCGCCGGTACCCCAAGGGCACGGGCTACGTGCTGCAGCTGGATGTAAAATCGTACTTCGCAAGCATCGACCACGAGGTTCTCCTCGGCCTCCTTGCGAAACGGATCCGGGATCGGAAGATGATGCATCTGATCTGGCAGATCGTCGAGAGTTACGAGGATTCGCCCGGAGTGGGTATCCCGCTCGGGAACCTGACGTCACAGGGCTTCGCAAATATCTACCTGCATGAATTGGACATGTTCGCGAAGCACGAGCTCCGGATCGGGCATTACCTCAGGTACATGGATGACATCACACTCGTGCATGACAACAAAGCGCAGCTCTGGGAATGGCGTGACGAGATTGAGGCGTTCCTGGCCGACAATCTCCGCCTTCGACTCCATCCGGATAAACAGGTACTGACCCCGGCCGACTGCGGCGTCAAATACCTCGGATACCGGGTCTATCGAGATCACAACCGAGCCCTGGCACGGAACGTCCGGCGGGTCTACCAGAGACTCCGTCAGATGGAGACGGGGGCGTTCACGGGAGATGTTCGGGCGTCGATATCGTCGTGGGTCGGCTACGCGAAGCACGCCGACACCTACGGGCTGAACTATCAGATCGCCGAACGACACCCGTTCCTACGGGTAGCGTTCAACCCAATTGAGGCGAAACAATGACTGTAAAACAGATTATGCGTATCCACACGGCCGCTGGCGTTGAGGAGATCGACGCTGACCGGCTGCAGGTGCAGGAAGATGAATATATCCTCTTCTTGGGAGAGGAAGAGGTCCGGCGGGTGTTGATCGCCGATGTACTGTCGGAGACTGATCCCGAGACCGGAGAGGAGACTGGCGGCATCGAGACGATCTACTCGCGGAGCTAAGAGTATGGTGTGTATAGCGCTCATGTGGACAGAATTGAACCAGACTGAACCCAATACCTCTGACGACAACTATCTGATATAACGATGACGCCGATGAAAAGCAAGTCCTTCGCCGCCGCTCCGGAGCAGGTGAAGGTCTGGAAGGCCCGGCTCGTTGAGACCGGCCCGGAGGTGGTCCTCATCCGTGTCCCAATCAGCTCGACCTCTATCGATCGCGATGGGGATGAGTTCTCGACGGATGGGCTGGAATCAATGCTCTCGGCCCTGAAAACAGGGAAAATTCCATATTTCCTAGATCACGGGTATACAGACACAGGGGTCAGGAACTATGGCGCGCTCGATATGATTGGTGCGTGGCTCGACGGCGAAATCGTGGACAACGTTCTGTATGGGACAGCGTTCATCGAGCCCGGGAATTGGCGCGGTGAGGAGCTGGCGCGAAAACTCGAGATGGGGATGCCGATCGGGCACTCTGTTGGTTTTGGCCCTATCAAGGGCCGCGACCGGCCTGGTGGAGGGCAGATATTCGACGAGGTCAGCCTCTGGGAGGTCAGTGCCGTCGGCATCCCGTCCAACCCGGATGCCGTGAACTCGGCTGCCGTGCAGGCGGTCGTCAAGTCGCTCCGCGTCAAGGCGGGGCTGGAAACCGATGAAATGAAGCGGAAAACCAAAGAGGAAGGCGAAGAGCCGAAGGAAGAGGAGCGGGAAGAGGAAGAGGATCAGGAAGAGGAGAAGCAATCCGAAGCCTGCGAGGATGAGGAAGAGAAAGTGCCGGAGGAGGAGCCGACCGAAGAGGATGAAGAGGAAGAGAAGTCCTACGAAGTCCTCGACGAGGCGCAGATCCGGATCGTCGCCGACGAGATCGGCAAGGCGCTCGCCCCGATCGCCGAGGCGCTCAAGTCCCTCAACGAGATCAAGACCCTCGTGACGAAGGCTGCCGCGACCCGGAGCAAGGGGCCGCGGGGGATCGTCGTCGCCCGTGAGATCAAGGAACCGCAGAAGAACGAGATCCCGGTGGCGTCTCCCTACAAGCCGCTGTACTGAGAGCGATCTACAATGACTACTGTAAAATCTATCTTCGGACTGAACTCCCGCGAAAGGCTGTTCGATCACTTCTGGAAGTCGCAGGGCTTCTACGCAGACGGCGACGGCCTGACTGTCTCCATCCAGAGCGCCATGCGCGACCCCGCGACCCGGGAGAAATTCAAAGGATTTCTGGGGAGGGCAATCAAGGCTCAGATGGAGCCGGAGCGCGCAAAGGCTACCGCGACCACCGTCGCCACGGCGATCCCGCTCGTGTTCGACCCTGACGTCATCGACATCCTCCGCACGGACGCCCCGCTCCTCGCCAGGCTCCCGATGCGCGGATACTCCGGCGACCCCGTCCGGGCGAACTGGATCTCCGCTCGCGCCGCCCCTGTCGGGATGGTGAACGAAGCCGCGGCCCTCGTGCTGAACACGCAGGCGAGTAACGACTTCACCCTCTCGAACACGGACTACAACCACAAGATCTACGCCGACCGCGTGGACATCTCCGACTTCGCCGAGCGGGTCGCCGCAGACGGCCCCGTGAATGTTAGGGATACCGCGCTCGGAGCCCGGATCAGTGAGTGGGCACAGTTCAAGGAGCAGCAGGTCCTCTATGGCGACCACACGCAGAATCTCAACGACGGTTCGATCGGTGACGCAAACGCATTCGACGGGATGATCGTTGAGACCGCCGCGGCCAACATCGTCGACAAGGCCGCCGTCAACCTCGCGGACTCGCAGGCACTCCTCAAGGATATCAAGAGAGAGATCAAGGGCCTCCTCCAGACCCGCGGGGTGTACAAGGGGGACCTCGAAGTCTGGACCTCACACACGCTCTTCGACGAACTGGAGAACGAACTCCAGACTCGGGCGATCCTCGACCAGAATCAGGCGAGCGTCAACTTCGGCTACGAGGTGATCTACATCAGCGGCGTGCCGGTCATCGCCAGCCACAACGTCGATCAGCACTCCTACGGCAACGGGGCCTACACTCCGGGCGACGAGGGGGACGTCTTTATCATGAACAAGCGCGCCAACGCCTTCGCCTCGCTCGCCCCGCTCTTCACTGTCCCGCTCGGCCGCGCCGGTCTCGGCG